TGTCAGTTCTGGCGAAATGCCCAACATGCTTTTCGCTGGTACTGCCGGTCTAGGCAAAACCACAGTTGCTAAGGCATTGTGTAATGAACTTGATTGTGACTATATTTTAGTCAATGGTTCTGAAGAGGGCAATATCGATACATTGCGAGGCAAGATTAAAAAGTTTGCCTCGTCTGTCTCTTTGACCTCTGGTTACAAAGTTGTTATCCTTGATGAGGCAGACTATCTGAATCCTCAGTCAACTCAACCTGCATTGCGTGGGTTCATTGAAGAGTTTTCAGATAACTGCCGATTCATTCTTACCTGTAATTTTAAAAACCGAATCATTGAACCACTGCATTCCAGGTGCGGTGTTTATGAATTCAACACAACCAAGAAAGAAATGCAGGGTTTATGTGCTGACTTCTTCAATCGGTTGATCACTATCTTAGAGCAAGAACAAGTCGAATACAACAAGGATTTGTTGGCGCAGTTGATTATGAAACATTCTCCTGACTGGAGAAGAATAATTAATGAGTGTCAGCGTCATTCTATTGGCGGTGTATTATCAACAGAAGTTTTGCTCAACTCTGACAACAGCAACTACGACAAGTTGTTTTCTTCGATCAAAGAAAAAGATTTCAAGAAGATGAGGACTTGGGTTGTCAACAATATTGACATGGACCCTGCGGCAATTTTCCGTTCGATCTATGATCAGATGTATGAAAAGATTGAACCTAATTCTATTCCTCAGTTAGTTTTAATCCTAGCAGATTATCAGTACAAGAATGCATTCGTTGCTGATCATGAACTTAACATGGTTGCTTGTCTTACTGAAATTATGGCAAACGTGGAGGTCAAATGAAAATAGTAATCGCAGGATACGGTGTTGTCGGCAAGGCAATACACTATGCGCTCGAACATCATCCTATGTTTCATAGCGGATATATCGGTAGTCAGAATGTAGAAAAAATGAAACGTATGGAACATTCAATTTGGGTAGACGATCCAAATGAATTGAAGTATGACGGAAGAACGTACCATAACATTGATACAAGCGTTATAGGACACGTTGACGGCGTAATTGTTTGTGTTGCTACGCCGATGCGAGAAGACGGAACTTGTAATACTGACAACGTCAATGATGTTTTTGACAAATATGGTGACACAAAATATCTGATCAAATCAGCAGTTGACCCTGTTTGGTTGACACAATATGCCAAAGCATCCAAAGGTACATACACATATTCTCCTGAGTTCCTTGGCGGTTCTAATTCCAATAGAGATGCCACTGAAGAATTCAAAGAACAAACGTTTGCAATTTATGGTGGTGATGATTGTCGCTGGTGGGATGAATTGTTGAGACCTTGTTTGACTGAATTGAAAGAGGTGAAGTATTGTTCATTAGAACAAGCAACATTTGCCAAGTATGTCGAGAATTCTTTTCTCGCTACAAAGGTTACTTTCTTCAACGAGATGTATAGAATCTATAATGAAATTGGGTTCGAAGGTTTTGATCAAATGGTAGACGCAATTACAATTGACCCGCGCATCGGTAGGTCTCATAGTCAGGTTCCTGGACCAGACGGAAAGTTTGGTTGGGGTGGACATTGCCTACCGAAAGATGTTAACGCTCTTAGAATGATAAGTAAACATACGCCATTGCTAGATGCTGTGGTTAACGCTAATAAGGAACATAGATCATGATTTCTACAAGTTTTGAAACCGTTGAAAAAGCGCTACGCCAATGGCACTATGACATGAAAGATCCCCGCTTGGATGGATTCACTGGTTGGGGTCAGAAGCAGAAACTGTACCAAACTAAAAAATTGTTGGACAGTATTCTTTCTGATCCCGACCTCCCCACTTACGTTGGTGAAGAAGAGTGGTTGAAAGAAAATGAATCCATTTGAGTTTGTTAATGCTATCAATGACAATAAAAAGGACTTGATGGTTGACGATCTGGTAGAGAAAGAGTATCTTCCATTTATCGTCAACCGTCAGTTATCTTATTTTCAAGATGCTATTTTCGCTGCAAATGAGATGAACGTTCAAAGTCACATCGACAAGAAACTACAATTTCATTTTTTACTAAATATCATTAGAAAAAGAAAACGGTTTACCAAATGGGGTAAACCTGATGTTATAGATGATATGGATGCAGTGAAAGAGTATTATGGATATAGCAATGAAAAAGCACGCCAAGCTCTGTCGCTCCTGTCTCAAGAAGAACTAGAACAAATAAAGAGTAAGGTGAACAAAGGTGGAAGAAAATAAAGTTTGGGCTCCGGCAGACATGCTGGAAGTCACATTGAATGAACCAGATGATTTTCTCAAAGTCCGTGAAACATTAACACGAATGGGCGTTGCCTCAAGAAAAGAAAATAAACTTTTTCAATCATGTCATATTCTGCACAAACAAGGCAGATATTTTATCGTGCATTTCAAAGAGTTGTTTTTGCTCGATGGTAAAAAATCAAACCTAGAAGAAAATGATGTTCTTCGTAGAAATACTATCGCAGTATTACTTTCTGATTGGGGTTTAATTGATATCGTCGACAAGCAGAAAGCAAAAGAATGCGCGCCTCTTAGACAAATTAAAATCATTTCTCATAAAGAAAAAGATGATTGGGATTTGTGCCCGAAATATAATATCGGCAACAAAAATTAGTTGACTTTTTAAAAGAGAAAGTGTATATATATTAACGACTACGCGGAATGGTCCGGTAGTTAGACAACAATCTCGCTTAAAGATAAGGAGACCGTTATGGTTAATACAAGAAGCAAAGTGTTTTCGTTCCCACATTCTCGTTTCATTGGTTTCGACCATGTCTGGGACGAGGTAGAAAGACTAACTGCCATTGGCGCAAATGAGAAGGGATTTCCCCGTCACAATATTGTAAAATATAGTGAAACGGAATACGCTATCGAACTTGCACTCGGCGGTTACGAAAGAGCTGATTTAGAAATCGAGGCAAAACCTGGGGTTCTAGTCATCAAGGGTAATCCTAAAGAGGAAGAAGGTAAGACGTATCTTCACAAAGGGATTACTACCAAGAAATTCGTGGAAACATTTAGACTCGCTGACCATGTTGTCGTTGATGGAGCTGGATTCGTCAACGGTTTACTAGTCATTAATTTGAGAGTTGAACTGCCCGAAGCACAGCGTCCGAGAAAGATCGAAATCAAAATCTAACTCATAAGGACGTTAAAATGAAAAAAGAAATCATGACCGCATGTAGCGGTGTAATCTTTGCTGCAGCATTAGCAGCACAACCTGTACAAGCAGATCCTCAATCATATGTCGCAAAGGCATCTGAGGAAGGTAAGTTTTGTGCAAAAGTAGAAGTACGTGATGTAACTGGTCAAACCCGCATGAAGCGTAAGTGTCGCACTATCGCTCAGTGGGAGAAGATGGGTTACCAAGTAACTACACCAGTACGAGTAGATCTTGGAGAACAGCATGCTGATTAAACTACGCAATGTTGCTTTAGGAGTGCTGTTGTTTGGTGCTATTGCCGGTGGTTTCGCGGGTCCGATTATGTACCCCGAAATGATGGTAAATGCAACATATATGCCGCACCTATGATCTAATGTGGTTGGGTTTTGCGTCGTTCCCGTTTGAAAAACGGCGCGCCACCTTTTGACTTCCGCATTACTTTATAATATAATGAGTGTATGAATTTTTATACAAACGTATCCCGTAAAGGCAACGCCATTCTCTACCGTGGTTACAAAGACGGCAAGAGAGTGAAAGAAAAATTTAAGTTTGGACCAACTATTTTCGAAACTAGTCGAAACCCCTCAGGAAAATACAAAACCCTGTACGGTCAGTTAGTTGAACCCGTAACTTTTCCCACAATGAAAGAAGCATCTGATCACTTTAGAAAGTATGAAGATGTGACTAATCACAACGTCTATGGCATGCAGAATTATGTTTGTCAGTTTCTTGCTCAAGCATTTCCAAAAGATGTAAAGTTTGATCGTGAGCAAATCAACGTAACGACTATTGATATTGAGGTTGCTTCCGATCAAGGGTTTCCCCTCCCGGAAGAAGCAAAACACCCAGTCATCTCAATCACCTGTAAGAATAACATCAACAACATTTATTACGTCTGGGGTTTGTATGAATATGATGTTTCTAAGACAGATAAAAACGTAACGTATTTTTATTGCGAGAACGAGAACAATCTTCTTCAATCATTTGTTGGTTGGTGGTCATCGGCAGTAAATGTTCCTGACGTTGTTACTGGTTGGAACACTCGGATGTTTGATATACCGTATCTCGTTAATCGTATTAATTCAACGCTTGGTTCTGAGGAAACTAAAAAACTTTCCCCTTGGGGTTTGATTAATGACCGTCTCGTTCATACTAGAACTGGTCAAGAAGTAAACACATACGACCTTGAAGGTATTTCTCAACTTGATTACTTTGATCTGTTTCAGAAGTTTGGTGTTCTGACATATGGACAGCAAGAGTCATTTAAACTGGACCACATTGCTCACCAGGTTCTCGGCGAAAATAAACTATCATACGATGAGTATGGTTCGCTCCACTCTCTCTATAAGCATGACTATCAGAAGTTCATTGATTATAATATCAAAGACGTTGA